TACTTGACTTATTCACAGTAAACATAACTTTTAGTTTTGCACTTCCATAATTAGAACCAAAATCTAAAGTTAACTGTTTACCTATAGGAGAACCTCCTAAAGTAAAGATTGGATTACCTTCGTGGTTGTTACCTGATAAACTTAATACATCACCTGTTACAGCACTTCCACTTCCTGACATAACTGAAACTGTATAATCACCTTCATCTAAACTTGGGAATATTTCATTTGTTCCAGCAGTAATTGTTTCTGATCCACCTGATAAGTTAATTACAGTTTGTCTTCTTGCACTATAACTTGTATCAGTTAAACCACTATTTGCTGTTGTTTTTAAAGTCTTAATATTTTGATAAGGTAATTTAAATATAGAAACATTTTTTTCTGGTGATTGAACTAATGTTCTTCTTCGAGTTGCAACTGTTTTTGTAGATGCTGCAGCAGTAACACTTGATAAAGTTAAACTTGTATTTGAAATAATTGCTTCAACAATTTTAGTTTCTGTGTTACCACTATCGTTTGTAAATGAAATTGAATCACCTATAACTAATTCTTCTGTAAATCTTGTATTAATACCTTGAACGTCAGCAGAACCTGAACTAATATCTAAACTTCCTGTAAGTGTAAAGTTAGTACCATTTGTTGCATCAAGCGCAGTATCTGCTGTGTAAGTTGGCGAACCTGCCATTCCAATTTGTTTGATTTGTGGAAAGTCAAAACTTGTAACACCTTTTAATCCTACAGCGTCAGATTGTATAACTGCAGTATTAGATGATGTACCACCTGTAATTGTTTCACCAGCACTAAAGTCACCATTGACACTTGATAAAATAACTACACCGTGAGTTGCTGTTGCCGATGTAAATGAAGTAATGTTAACTGGAGTTGTACCATCTGAACTATACAATTCAAAAGTAGTTGCGCCAGGATTTCTTACAGTATAAACTGCTGAAGAAACTGCTGCACTGTCTACTTGAAAAGTACCTGCGAAAGTAACTTGTTGACCTTCTTTAAAGTTGTGACCTGCTGAAACTGTAGCAACGCCAGGACTTGCTGATGTACAAGAATTGATAGTTTGAGATTCTGTTGTAGAAATACTTTCTACAGTACCTGTTGCGTTTGAAGTACCACCTGTAACTTGTTCACCTGTTGTAAAACCTTGATTCGTTGTGATGTTCAAGTGTGTAAACATATTAATATCAAACATATAATGTCTGTATATTGCTGATGTCAAACCTGAACTTGCGAATATATTTGCTGATGCTGTACCTGATACATATTCAAAACCTCTGGACTTTGCTCGACCAATTGTGTTGATACTTGATTCTGAACCTGAGTTTTCTGTACCACGTACACTCGTTGCCTCGTTATAAAAATTAATTCTTTTAAATGCTTCTGTTTCACCAGATACAAAAGTCGTATCAGGTTGTCCATAGATATTTGTAACATTTACAAAATTACCTACATCAAATCTAGTTTGAAAAGCGTTTTGTGTATCAAAATCTCTAGCCTTATCTACTTCTACATATGTAGTTGCTAATTTTTCTATTTCATAACCTTTAACATATGCCTTACCTGGTGACATACCAACAGCAAGTTTAGTTTCATCTCCGCCATTTCCTGAAGTGTAGATACCTCTAACAATATCTATGTCTGTACTTGAAGCATTTTTTAAATGTTCTCTAACATCAATGTCAAAAGGTGTTACAGTGTAATCACCTGATTCATCATATGTTCTTCTAGCAAAAGTATCTTCTATTACAGCATATTCTGTATTTCTTACTCTATTTTGTAATATACCATTTGATAGTCTTAATAATTCAACAAAGTTTGAATCTTCAGTAGATGTTAATGTTTTTTTCGCTAATGTTAAATCTATTTTAAATCTGTGAGCGCCAGGTGCATTTGCGTTTGAAGTGCCTGCTGCGTTATCATTTAAACTTGCATCGTCATTTGGAGTTACAAAAGATTCAGTAACAATCATACCTACTCTATAACTAGGAGTATTTGTGTATTTGTCTAATATTATAGTTTGATTTGTAACCTGAACGTGAAATCCGTTAATATAGTAAACACCTTCTTGTACTTCAGCAGCACAACCTGTAGCAGTTGTATCAACAACACAACTTAATGATACACTATCACTATTTGTACCTGTTAAAGTTTCGCCATCTGAAAATGATGTAGATGTTTTTGATGTTCCACTATCTCTATATTTTACAAATATTGTATCAGGATCAGTACCATCTGTTGCTACTGTATTTACAATTTCAGCAGTAACACCTGAAGTACCACCTGTTAAAACTGTACCAATTGTAAATTGCGCTAATGTATTACCACCACCTAAACTTGTTAACTTTACTGCGTAATAATCCAAGTCATAACCAATTTCACCAGGAATAATCATAGCACCTTTATCAAAAAGATGATCTGATACTCTCTCTATCTGATTTTGTAACTGTGTTTGTGACTGTGTTAATTCTCTCGCTTGAACTGCAAATGACGGTCTAAAAAGTATTCTATGAAACTTCTTTGACTCGGTAAAGTCATCATAATAAGGCGAGAGGTTAAAGTCTGTTGGACTTGGCATTTATTTCCCTCTAAAATTCAATTATTAATTTAACGTTTTCGGTTTGATCTGAAGCTCTTGTTATTGGTGATCTATTTTCAATGTAAATAATATCACCCTCATCAGCATCTATCTCACCCGAATTATAACCACTTGTAAAAGTAACATTATCAACTGTTGATGATGAAGTTGAAGGTGTTGCTGTAACACTTGAACTTTGACCTGTAATTGTATTTGTACCAGAAAATGCTGTTAAATCACCGTTACTATCTACACCGTGATCGTTAAATCTTGTTTGTACATAATATAAAATATTGTTTGAACTATCCCACTCTACTACTTTACCTACAGCACCAGTTGTTGCTTGATTGATTTCTTCATCAACTGTAAAGTTACCAGATGGAGATGTTACTAATATTGCCTTTGTACCTCTTAAGGTTGTTGCAGTTGCAGCTGAACCACCACTCTTAGGATCCCTTAGTAGAGTAACTCGTCTAAAGTCATTTACTGTTGTAAAGTCACCAGAGTTTGCTACTTCGCCAGCTTCAAAGTTAGTATTTAACATTACAAAATACCCACCAAATTCTTTAACTGCATTAAATCCGTGACCACCTTTTGGTTCAATGATACAATCAAGTTCAGCACCTGATCCACCACCCGCAGAATTTGTACCTGCGTTTATGTCTGCAACAGTAATATAACCAAAAGTATAACCTGAACCAACATTTGTTACTGTTACTGCTGAAATAGCACCACCTGTCAATGTGACTGAAACCGTACCAGACGAACCATCACCTCTAATAGGTATTGCTGAAATTGTTGAACCTGTAGATGTTGTAAAACCAGTTCCTGCAGTTTTAATTTTTACAATATTAATTGCTCCATCTGTAGCAGCAGAAGATACTGTTGAGTTTGTAGAAACTGCCATGAAATCAGTAGATAAGAAATTTGTTTGTTGAGCAGCAGATAAAGTGTACATATATTTCCATCTATATCCATCACCTGTTGTTAAGATAGAAGTTTCTCCGTCAGCAACTGATGGTTCATTACCACTTACTGTTACTGCGCCACCATTGTTATCTAAACATTTAAATACTTGATAAGTTGAAGTCAATACATAGAAAGTAGAATCCCATAAAGTAGAAGCACCACTGTCTGATGTTTGAGTTGTTGTTGTTCCTGTAATTCTATTTCCATAGTCGTGTCTATAGTAATCATAAACTACACCTGCAGTCCAATTTCTTCTTGGAATAGCAAATGATATATCTGATGCTGTAACTTTTTTTGCTGCTAGTAAATCATCAAATGTATGAAATTCCTCTTGTATAGAATCTACTGGTGTTAATGGAGCTGAATCAGATCCTTCGTTAACTGTACGAGCATCTGGTCTAGTTGAAGTGGTAAACGCTTGAGGTCTTCCTATTCCTAGATAAAAGATATTTGAAGCACCCGTTATTGCAGTTGAAAATTTTTCTGCGTTATGTATTCTAAATTTGTTTGTTATAATTGCTGGCATAATTTTCTATTCTTTCTTTATATTTATATTACTAAAAAGACACTAAAGTAATTCTTTTCCATATAATTGTAGAACCATCATACGTTCCTGTACACACATATAGATACGTTTCATCTTGTACAACAAGTCCAGCAACATCACCACTTTGTCCTGTATTTGTTGGTGTTCTTGTAGTTATTTTTGTAGTAGAAGGTAAAGTGTCTCCTCCTAAAAAAGTATAAATTTCATTAAAGTTATCATTAACTATATCACCACCAGCTCTAATCGTAGAACCTGTTCCATCATTATCAGTAGTAC